GTAAAACTGTTGTTTACAGCAAAATCAGGCGTGATCGTAGCACCATCAGTCAAAGTGGTAACGCCACCGATCTGAGCACCAGCAAAAGTATTGGTCGCACCCGTTTGGGCGTAGCCATCCAATGTGTCAGATGTTTGTAGAACCTGAATTGTAGTTCCGCTAAGTATGAGGGGGAATACGGCTGCCATGATTTATCCTTAAGTAATTGCCACATTAATTGTACTGCCAGCACGGTTAAGAACTGGTAAAAATCCGTTAGCTACTGCTACATCAATCGTTGTACCTGCTCTATTTAATACAGGTAAAACTGTCGGCAATGTAGACCATAGTGTTGATGTGCCGTTAGTTTGTAAGAACTTACCTGTATTACCTGTTTGACTAGGGAATGTAGCCTTACCGTTAAATGTATTCCAATCGGTGCTAGATAGATAGCCGTCTGTGCCTGTTGTTGCTTGGCTGATACTGATAGCTGGGGTAGCACCGCCTGATGAAGCTATTGGGGCTGTACCGCTTACAGAAGTTACTGTGCCTGTTGTTGGCGTAGTCCAAGTAGGTGTTGCTCCAGTACCTGCGGATGTAAGAACTTGACCTGCCGTGCCTTGGCTACCATCAAATGATGCTGTGCCTGTAAGTTCTAGGTTTACCGTATGCAATGTTCTGCCAAAGAAGCCATCACGCCAGTTTCTACCGTTTGTTCCTATGTCTTTAGCGTTATTAGCGTTAGGTTCTAAATCAGTCGTAATCCGTGCATTAACAGCTACAGTATCAGCATTTGAGCCACCTAATGTCGTGTCATCATTGACTACTAAATTGGCAGTAGTAAGCGTATTTACGCCAGTTACATTGTTTGAATCATCAATAATTACTGCTGAGTTTTGTATTAGTTTGCCAGTAGCTAAGTTATATCTAGCTATTGCGTTATCGGTTGCAGAAGCTGGCCCAACAACATCACCACCCAAAGATGGGCTAGTGTTAGTAATTGTAAAGTTAGGGTAAGTTCCGCTAGTGCTTATTCCTGTGCCAGCCGTTAAAACAACGGTTAAATCAGGTGCGGTGTTATTAATAGTAAAGTTAGGATAAGTACCTGTTACATCAATAGCCGTACCATCTGTCAAAGCGACTGTTTGATCAGGTGCAGAATTAGTGATTACTCCTGTTGCTGAATCGTAACTAATGCCTGTACCAGCACTATTAGAAGCCCTTGCTCTTACATCGGTGTAATAAAGGTTTGTACCTTCAGCAATATTGGTAGTGGTTAATGTAACCGCACCTGTTTGACCGTTAACGCTAGTTACGGTTTCTGTGTTGTCAACCTTTTGCCATATTGTTCCGTTGTAGACTGCCCAATCTCCGACAAGCCAATCTGTGATGCCGTCAAGGTTTGTTGATCCTGCGACTGCCACAACATAGTAGTAACCCTTAGTACCTGTTGAACTTGTAAGGGTAGGTGTGTTTGTACTTGCGTTCCATGTGCCTTGATAACTTAATGCTCCTAATACTGCTGCTGGTAATTCTGATACAGGTACTTTACCGCCAGCATCTAATGTTGCTACGCCTAATGCTGCACCTGCGTTCTTAGTTGATGCCGTGCCAAGTCCTGTAATGTCTGTGTTTGGAATAGTTGCACTAGCCGTCATATCAGCCGTGCCATTACCCTTAACATAGCCTGTAAGAGTAGAAGCACCTGTACCGCCATTAGCTACAGGGATAGTACCTGTAAGCGTGTGGTCTGCGTTCCAATCCGATGGCTCTACAAGCGTGTCATCCCCAGCATCGGGGATAGCTGAAACCTTTAAGTGCTTGACTGTTATAGCCATTATTGAACTCCAGCGATTTTACCGTCAGGGCCACGAATCACAGTCTTAGGTTGACTTAACTTATCAAGCAACATAGCAAGCATCTGTGCTAACTGTTGGTTGCTCATTTGCATATTTTCAATTGCTGGTTGTAATGGATGGTTTTTCATGTCTGAATATCCTAATTGATCTTGCAATATGTTAGCCATTTGAACATTATCAGCATAAGCCGCTTCGCCTGTATCTAAACCTGCTGAGATACGACTTGTTTCAATTTTAGCGGCATTGTTAAGGTATGCAAGCAAAAGTTCTTTATTATTGGTGGAATCCATCTTAGTCTGCTCAAGTTGCATTTCCATCTGCATTTGCTGACGGTTACGCTCATCTTCCAATTGGAACTTAAGTTGGTTCTCTTGTGACTGATACTCTTGCTTGGCTCGCTCAAACTCAATTTGACTAGCAATCTTAGCCTGTTCAATCTGCTGTTGCATCTGCATTTTCTGTTGGTCGGCTTGAATCTTAGCTTGCTCCAACTGCATAGTCATTTGCATCTTTTGTTGTTCAGGTGATGGTGGCTTTGGTTGACCTTCCATTGCTTTAGCTTGTTGACGGAACTTATCAGCAGTTTCATCAATAAGACCTTCAAGACCTTTACCAGCCTTAAATGCTGTTACGCCAAACTTAAGCATTTCAACTAACATTGGTGTCAACTCAGGTGTGGCTTGTGCAGCAGGAATAGCTTGGCTTAAGAATCCACTAACTGAGGATAAGAACTCCATGCGGTCTTGCTTCTCTTGCTGTTCGTCTTGGTAGATCATTGAATCCGTAGTTACTTCAATACGGAAGTTCTTAGCTGGCTCATCCTTTAATAACTGCAAGGCTTGAGGGATAAGTTGTTGATCTTGCGGACTTAATTGCATTGCACCTGAAATCTTAACAATGGTGTCATCGGTAAAATGCTGGCAAATAATCTGTGCTTTGATTTGTAACAAGGCAGTAGCAAAGTTCACTACTTCATGTTGCATAGTCTTTAAGCGACCTGATGCGTTGTTAGACTTAATAATCTGAGCACCAAGTGTTTCATTAGGGTCTGTCTGTCCACGCTGAATGTCAGCAATGCCCATAATCTCGTAGATTTGACCCTTAACTTGCTCCATTGCCTGATAAGACATATTCAAGGCTTGAGCGATTGGGGCAATATCTACAAGGTTAATAGCACCCTGTAACCCACCCTTTTCACTAAATGCACCGTAGTTCTTAACTGGTAACAAGGCATTGTTTTCGCCTTCAGTAAACAAACGGGCTAGGGATGGCTCAGAAGCATCGTATACGCCACGAACTTTAAGGGCTTGAATGAATCCATCAATACGGTCTGCAAGCGTGTCTAGCTGTCTTGCTTGGTCTTGGTAGAGTACAAAGTCAGGTACAGGTATTAGGCTGTCTGTCGTTAATGTTGAGAACATTGGCTTTGGACATGGCCAAAAGTTTTCTAGTTGTAGCGGATCGTCACGGGTATCAAGAATCTCACCCATTGACTTAGATAACCAAATCACTTGACCTGTGGCTTTATCCCAAATCTCATAGATAAGGGCTTCTCTTGAACCTTCGCCCATCTTTTCATTGAATGATTTAGATGTTTCAGGCTTGGTATCCAATGGAATCCTACCGCCCAGTTCTTCGCCAAAGCGTTCAACCAAGGCTGCTCTTTCCATATAGACTTTACGCCATACCGCAGTTACTTCTTCCCATGTACGAGCAGTTGTTAAACCAAAGTCACGCCAATAAACATAGTCTACAGGAGCACATTCATACTCAATACGCTCTTGATTCTCACGGTAAATACCGCCTTCGGTTTCTGCTTCGTCTGCATCTTCAGTTACTTGAAAGCCATCTTCGGGAGCACCGTTAGCTTCACCACCTTCTTGACCAACAATATGTGGCTCATAACGAACCCAAGCTGTACCACGACCACCCAATAAACGGTCTTGTACGCATTGTTTCATAGCACTATTGTAGTCACCGTAGTGTTCAATTTCATATTCCAAGGCTCTCTCAAGCATCATGGAAGCAACACGCCCTACTGGGTCATTGTCACGGAATCTACGGCTTACATCAGGTCTTGGAAGTCTAGCAAATACCGCAGGGGTAATGGTTTGGACATTGCTCCACAGGATATTGAACTTAGCATTGGGATTGTTGCGACTGCGAGAATCATCACGGTAACGCTTGACAATCTTGTCTGCTCTGCCTTCCCATTCTTTGTATGTACGCTCATACTGGGCTATGCAGTTGTACCAATCTTGGTATGTATGTTTCATGTTTATATCCTGCGATTAACTATTTTAGGGGTTTCTTTCCACATCTCGTTAAGCGTTACATCCGTTTGCCCAACATGAAGTCCTTTAATTCTTGAATCTTTAAGAATAGGGCTATCCTCATCTTTCCATACAATGCTGAGATACCTGAACGCATCTGCTGAGTGCGATGTCCAATCATGTTTCGGGCGATCTCTAAATACTTTCTTATCATCATCCCACTCTCGCTGATATTGTCGTAAACATTCAATGCCTTCTTCGCATCTATTATCAAACCAAGTTCTAGTTAATGCAAGTCGTGTTGCTTGAATTCCATCCTGAATTGACAGATTTGGAACAATTTTTAGATGTTTTATGTCAATTTTTGCAGAAATTTGCTCAATTATGCTCTTACCACCACTTGCTAATGTTTTAGCTCTAGCATCATGGGGTAGGTAATGATAGCCATAATTGTACCCAAACTCATCCTCTTTTTGGGCTATTAAACCTGTGTAATATGATATTGATTGACCGTTAGATGAGTGATGATCTAGTACCCGTATCTCACCATATACCACCTGAAACCACCAAATAGATGTGCTGTCATTGAATCCCAAGTCCCAAGCTGTATGGCAAGGAAACATAGGGTCATAATCAATCGTGGTAATACGCTCTAAGTCCGTGATTCTACGCATCTCTTGCCCGTAGTAAGCACCGAGGATGGCAGCTTCAAAGCTACATAGGAACTCTTGTTCGTACTGGTTATCGGACATGGTTGCCTTAGCATCGTCTAGCTCGGTCTGAGGCAATATGTTAGTTTGATCGGCTCTAAGCGTTTTGACATACCAGTTAGGCTTTTTATTAGCTTCGTTGTATATATCGTAAAAGGCGTTATGGCCTTTTGGCGTACCAATAAAGGTAGCCCAACCCAATCTATCTGCCAATAATGGTCGGATAATCTCACCCCAAACGCTAGGCTTCATGTCGGCCATTTCATCCATAACTACGCCATCTAGGAAATTACCACGCAAAGCATCGGGGTTATCAGCACCAAACAGCCTGATTCTAGCCCCATTAATTAGCTCTACCCATAGCTCAGATTGGTTAGATTTGGTCATTACTGGCTCGGCAAAGCGTTCAAGGTATCGCCAAGCTACTGATTTGGCTTGAGAATAAAAGGGGGCTATATAGGCGTATTGGGCGTGTTGCTTGTTATCTAGCAAGGCTCTAACAATAAGATCGTTAATACAGGCTACAGTCTTGCCACAACGCCTGTGTGCCACAATTACTGCCCAACGCTCCTTACGGCTATGGAAGTCCTCAAAAACGCTTCTAGGGCGGTATTTGAGCTTTATATCGTTATTCATCTGCCCATGAGATTCTTAAATCTGTACCGTTAGCACCAGTAACTTCATTAACTTGGGTTTCTTTCCATCTAGCTCTTGTTTTTAACCAAAATATAGCGGCAGCAGTATTACCCTTTTTAGCCTGACTAAACAAAGTACCAGCTATGGCAGCATTGGCATCAATACGCCCTTCGTCTAACTCATCTTTGTAATACTTAACCAAAGTATCGGCACTAATCTTTAGCCTTGTAGCAATATCTTCATGTGGGCAACCCAATGCAGATAAGCGTTTAACCTGTTCTTGGGTGTCTT